TCATTTTCCTGAAAGTTCTCGATGCACTTATAGTCATGTAATATGACATTCGTGTCCAACACAAAATTCTTCTTTGCTCCCATGGCCTTTCGATTTAATATTCAACTAATAATCAAAGATTTATATTTTAATTTGTTTGCCGAAACACTCTAAAATCTCTATTTCGGTTATTTTTCGGCAAACACTCCATATAAATTTCAATTCTCCGCCTTCATCATATGGCTTCCTCACAAAGATACATTTTTATATGAATTAGAGTTCTTCAAAACAAAATCTTTTTTAGGCAATAATGAATCAAATAAAAAAGAGGATACAGTAACTCGCACCCTCCCATAAAACAATTATCGAACAATACAGTTCATAGCCTCCAAGACATTCAACGCCACTTCCTCGTCCTTTCTCTTGAGATCTTCGAATACGTCCCCAAGTGAATCCTCTGAGGTTAAAGCCAAAAACACAAACCACATCAAGATTTCCTTGTATTGTTTATCGTGGCTTCTTACTATGTCTTGATCCTTTCGAGCTTGCTCATTACTTCTATATTGTTCTTCTTTCAATTCCTTGAGTTGAGAAACATAATCATCGATAGCCATGACAAGTACGGTACTCAATGAGTAGCGATCATCGATCTTACGTCCAGTACACTCTTGGAAGAAGTCAACGGCTGGCATAACCTCTCGATCTCCACATAGCGTTCCAAGTTCGTCATGAACAAGTTTCTCAGGTTTGCTAAAACCTATATTTTCCAAGAAAGTTACCACTAATTGAGCTTCTTCATTTATAAAGTACACGTTTTCCAATAAATCTTTGATCTCTTTGAATCTTTTCATTTTCTTTTGTTTTAATTTTATTTGTTAGTATCTTGGTTACCGCAAATCAAGCAAGATACAATTATGGATGACATAAACATATACGAGAACGGGTAGCGCTAGCGTTTGATATTCCATGCCCAGTATGCGGTAGAAAACCTAAATGCGAGTTCACCATAGGGCGAAATTATATTTATCATGGCTGTGAGCATGATGAAATTTTCAATCTCGTAGAAGCACGCATAGATAAGTTTACTTCACAATATCAATGTCCTAAAGGTCTTGTTCGGAGGGTATTTCACGCACGATAGCCTTTCCTATCATCAAGAATCTCATATGAATGGAGCTAACCAAGTCATCATCTGAGAATCCTTCGGTTTCCTTTAATATGAAATCGATTAGTTCTTTTTTTGTGATTCTCCCTTCTGGATTTAAGAACACTTGCCTTAAAGGAATAGATCACTCAATCATATTTCAATTTCTTACCCACCAAAAATCCCTAGCTTTAATTTTCGCAATAATCCTTTGACCGCTCCTATCAAGCAATCCTAAATCAGTTTTCAAGACTAACCCTTCAGCATCATATGTAGTATCTTCAGCGATCAATGACTTGTAGCCATTACTAACATACTCAATCGCTTCCTCGAATGTCATATAGCCAATCACTGGAACTACCTTGATTGCCAGATCGCCAGCTATCTCCTCTATATCAGGTCTCCTTAACCACCATTTATCAATCTTTACATCGAACAAAATGAAGCTTACCTCATCCTTGATATAGCGACCTCCACCTTTCTGAATCTTCATACCTATATTCATCATAAGATAACAACCGTGTTTTATAAGTATTCAAATCAAGCATGTCTTCTTAGTTGTAATCCGTTAATAAATTTATTGATCTCATCCGGTCCTTATCCCAATATAAGTATATGTTGTACCAACATTTGAGTGATTCAATACCTCTTTGAGCATCATCAAGGATTCTTGGCTTCTCCCGTTTGCCTCGTAAAGATATCTGCCGAATGTTTTACGAAAGCTGTGGGTGGAAAAATGATCAATGGAAAGATTATATCTATCCTTGACATCTTTCAATCTTTTATTGATCTGCCAAATCCCCATAGGCTTGTTCTTATATCCTTCAAATAAATAAGAGTTTACCGAAGGCTTCCCCATTAAAGTATATAATTCCTTTATGATACTAACAGTCTCATCATTCAATCTCACTTCCCGGTTCTTCTTTGTCTTTTTCTCTATCAAGATTATACTATTTTTATTTAGCACATTTTCCCATTTCAACATACGAATATCCGACACCCGTAAAGCCGAAGCAAATGCAATAGTAAAATACAATTCCTCCCAATAAAGCCTATCCTCGCGCAATTTTTCTAATGTTGACAGAAACTCTTCGTATGGAAGATAATCAGACTTTGTTAATACACCTTTTTTTGCCATAACTCTTAATAATTTTGTTTTAATTCTTAGGCAAAGCTACAATTACATTTTAATATAATGCTCTAGCCTTCTCAGCCTTGCTTGAACAGGAATTTATATCATCAGCTACTAAATAAGTGGTATTTTTACTAACTGACCCAGACATGGTTCCACCGGCTTTCGTAATTTTTGATTCTAGTTGTTTGTCTCGAATACCGGTAAAGCAAATCTTCATCCCGGATAATGATGTTCCCAAAGGCTCATCTTTCTCCCAAGCAATAGGAATCTCGTTCCCCCTCACCCACTCAACAAAACCTTGACACTTGTTCGAGAACTCATCTATCATCTTATCACCTACCCCTTTTGTCATAGACATGATTTTTGTCATCACTAAGTATCCAGCAAATGTTAATTCTCCAGAGATCCATAACCTCAAGGTCACATTATCTACATTAGACAATAAGATTGTTGCCTTCTTCTCTCCTATTCCATCAAAACAATCGGATGCTTCCATTAACTTAGGGAGAGAAACACCATCATCAAAAATGCCTCGGTTCTTCTCTATAATCTTGCTAGCGGTATCGTAACCAATGCCATCTATCTTCTGTAGCGTTGAAAGATCCGTATGAAGAAGATCTCCCGGGGACTTGATCTCGGAGTTAAAGATCGCCTTCAAGGTTTCCTCTCCTATCTCATCATACTCCAACTTCTCGCAGAAGTAAATCAACTTAGCCAATAATCTACCGGGACAAAGCGGGTCTGGGCACATACGCTCGACCAAGGAGTCATTCCAGACTGTTTCCTTCCCACATGAAGGGCAGAGCTTGAAAGCTTCCTCCACGACATCATTGGATACAGGATAAATTACGTCTTGGATTTTTGGTATAACCATCCCGGAACGGATTATTTTTATCTCAGCGCCAGTACCAATACCATTATCAAAACAAAACTTAGCGTTATATCCGGTAGGATTGTTAATTGTAGCCCCTTCTAGCTCTACAGCGTCAACAGCCACAGTCGGTTTTAGATATCCGGATTTAGACACCTTGCAATTGACGGATTGAACAGTGGTGATCTCAGCATCCGTAAACTCTTCAGGTTTATAGGCTACGGCCCACTGAGGATTGCCTGTTGATGGGTGACGGCCAATCTCTTTCCAACGCCTCATATTGTTCACGTAGATAACAAGGCCATCAATAGCAAAATCTTGACTCCAACTATCAAATAACTCTTTAAGGAATGAGGCGTTCAAAAAGCTGGCAAATGTATGAAGTATTCTTGCCACATAAACAAAATATGCTTCCATGTGGTCAAGGAGATCTATATAAGAAAATTATCAACCCCTTCTCCAAAGGCTCCGTATCGCATAAAATACACGTGTTTAAGTAATTCCGAAGGCGGATCGTCTCGCCTAAATAACCCAGCCACGGTGTTCCTCGCAGATTTATATGGTTGACCGTTCAATGGATTTATCTTACCTTCGAAATTATCTTTCCATATTGATTTTGGGATAATAGCCTCGCCAAAGGTATATTCAACAGGAGCATTGTCATGATGCCATACAGAAGACATTAGATCCATATGTCGCTTACAGTCCATCCCTTCATTGTCGTTACCACCTCTGGAATATGTCATCCAGTCATTCTCATTGCATAACAAGCTAATACCATCATATTTTGGAGTGATAACCACATCGTCATTTGGTCCTATACCAACTTTATCGAACCACAGACATAGCTCCTCAAAAGTCTTCACTTTATCCAACGATCTCATCGGGAACGGCAGTTTTACTTTCCGATCCACAATATCCATTCCCGGTTCCACCTTTTTAAACCACTCATGATCCGGATTGATGGATCTTAACTCATCAACCAATATGTCATAAGCAAAGTCTGTCATGATAGGAGTACCTTGCCGGTACTCCTTATTTGCTCTTACGATTTTATCGTAGATTTGTTGTTCAATATTGTTCATCTGATTATCTTTGTACTCATAATATAAAATGTATCATGGAAAACAAATTGTTTGATTATTTCAAGGATTCAGGTAAACTCTATGGGCTAAGTGGCGATCAGTTGGTTAAATTCCAACAAGCATGCAACAAAGCTGTATGTGACAACCCTACTTTAGATTTTAATGATCTTCTGATAGTCTGTCAAGTTTACCTAAACACTATAAGAGATTTTCCAGATATGGTTATTTAAACGATATGCTCTTTGCTATTTTTTCTATAGCCATTCGTATCTTGTGTTCAATAATCTCAGCGGTATCATCACTTTGCGTATTGATAACTATGAGATTCCCGATCAATAAAGAAATGTTGACTAAAACTGTTTTATCGTTTCCTTTTTGATTGTTCATTTTGATTGATTGTTTTTAATTGCATGTCTTAGTTTTTGACCATAAGATCTATTATCTCTCTGGTGATGTTGGTTCTCAATCCGGTAAAGAAGCTCTCCTTTGGTTCGCAAGTTTTCCATAGCGATCTTCTTCATCTTCTTATCATCTCCAGTGAGAACACGATCGTATGCCTCGTCCAAAGCATATTTAAAACTTTTGATAAACGCTCCTCTATAACTAGATGACAATCTATCATAGATATAGTTGAAAGATTTGATAAGATCCAAATTGTCGAATTTCTTATCAAAGATCAGCTGGCGGATGCGTTGAGCGGATCTTTCTCCTCCTCCAGTATAAAACTCCACAATTTGATTTTCCATCAAATGATCCAATTGCTCCGGAGTTGCGTTTTCAGAAATATATGCTCCATGTTTCCGGATAGCAGGAAGGATTTCCTTAGCAATCTTCTTTCTGAACGCTTTTGCTGTTTCTGATTTTGCCACCATAGCTAATTCATAAAAATCTGATTCTAAGATAAATAAATCTAACCCAACTTCTTGGGTCAAATATCTATCATCTATTTCCGACAAATATTTCTTAATATTGTCCCATCGAATTGTTTTGGTTATGTTTCCATTCCGTTCCCTCTCTCTTTCAAAACCAAGCCCAATTGCTACATCTTTCAAGTTTAGAAAAATTTCTCCACCTATCATTTGTTGGTAATTAATACCATCAATCATTTCTGTTACTACATTTTGAATTTGTTTGTTCATGATTACTTTTGTGATTTTTGACTATTGGACATAAAAACTTTACCATTCTTATCGGTTCCCACTGGATGAAATGTGGTCGTTCCTCTATCGTGCATCTGGATAGCTAATCTTGCGTCCCATATATCCTTCCAATTTTCAATTGAATACCCCATGAATCTGTGCTGGTTCTCAAATTTAAATTCTACATTATATAATAATTCGTTAGTAGTGAGATCAAGTACCTTACCAACACGCATTTTTACTATTTTCATTTTGCATTAATCGTTATTCCGTTCGTTATGAGGCTGCCATTATACAAACAGGGCCTTATGTATTCCAGTGTTTCAAAATTCTTCAAGAAATCATCTATCGCTCTTACGAACATCCTTTGCTCTAATGGATCTGTAGGAGCATCCTCACGTTTATAGATAACGCAATCTTCCCATGCTCCATTTTCCATTTTCTGTCTTCCTATATTTATTACGACATATAAATGATGCTTGTAATAATAAGTGTTGTTTTCTTTTAATTCGTATTTTTCCATTTTGTGATAGTTTTTAGTGTCCACCAATCCGAAAAGGAAAGGTGGACGTGGTTATTATTAAGCTTCTACTAATTCTTCTACTCTTTCTTCCCAAAGCTGGTGGATCAATGTTCGTCCCTCATGATTCCATCGAATAATTGACTTGAACGGAGAAGGTGACAATAAGGTTTGATGCTCATCTGTTACTTTCCAGCTACCGGATTTCCCTGTCAATACTCCCTTCTTACATAAGAATTGATTCAATACTTGAGATGTCGTTCTCAATTCCGTAGCGATAGTCGTAGTAGTAAAGTAATCTCGATTCTCTACCATACCAGAGTAATATTCCACCTTCGGCTTATCCTCTTCGATCTTGGCTTCCTGTTCCTCTACCTTTTGTTGTAGATGAGCGGATAGAAGAAGAGCATCAGAGAATTTCTGAGGAATCGGAAATCCTCCAAAATTAACGTTACCATGATCGAAAGGAATTGCAGATATAAATCCACTCGTTCTCAAGTTGTTAAAGGTGTAATATTGGATGACAGATCTAGGTTGATCGACTTGTATGAGGCGTGCGTACAACAAGACGCTCATATAAGGAGTGTTTTAGAGACGTTGGAATCCCAAATTATTGGGGAAAGGTATATGCAGGCAAGGCAAAACGCCAATGGTCAATATGTCCGTGATGTAGAAGCTACGAAGAAAATACAAGGGAGTCAATTCATCAAGATCATCAAGGGTATTGCCGAATCTAAATTGTACGGTTATACACTGATTGAGATTAACCCTACAACCGATCCTATTACGGGTAAATTGAATGACGTAAATCTCATCGAACGCCGCAATGTATTGCCTGAACAAAAGACCGTATTGAAACGTCAAGGCATATGGCTTCCTAATTGGGATCTTGAGGCTCCTAAATATAAAAAGAATTATATCCTTATAAACTCTGGTGATCTAGGCTTGTTCTCTGCCACTACCCCATTGATTCTCGCCAAGAAATTCACGTTGGCTAACTATATAAATTTTAGCCATACATATGGACAACCTATTATCCATGGTAAATCAGAGAGTGAGAATCTTGGAGATCGAAATAGGCTAGCCAACGATATCGCCTCAGCCGCCACCAATCGTGTCATCGTAACCGGATTGAAGACGATATCGATGTCAAAGCGTTTACCATGTCCAATAGCGAGAAGATTTATACGAGCCTTATCGAGCTGGTCAACGCCGAGGTTTCAAATTTAATACTAGGTTCTGAGTCTATGGCTGGGGCGACACAATCCTATGTTGGGTCAACAAAAGCCCATCAAGATATTTTCCGAGATCGCATCAAGGTTTACCGGGAATATATCGAGAACGCCATGAACGAGGAGATTATCCCACGACTAGTAGCTATGGGATATATAGATGACGGGTTGGAGTTTAAATATTCCGGAGGGTTGGAGATGAGCGTTGATAGCAAGATAGATCTCTATGATTTTCTCTCGGATAAGTATGAGATAGAGCCAGAAGAGATCGCCAAGGAATTTGGTGTTGTTGTAAAGAAACAATTTAATAATCCCGCTGGATGGAATGATATAAATGATGATGGTAAGGTCGACGGCAAGGATAACGTAGTTTCAGGTGGATCAACGGGGATTGTCGCCCCCACGCCCAGAAGACGTTATAGGAGAAGAAGTAGCGGTAGTGTAGCGAACTATTTACGGGAGGTCATGAATGGAAGACGAGATATTTGATGAGACTAAAGTCGATGATAGGACAGATAAGGAATACGAGTATTTATTATTTCTATTCGAACAATTGTTAGATAAATTCGATAACCAAACCATAGATCTTGAGGAATTTCAAGAGATCGTTGAAGCTAGGGTCATGTTCGCTTTCGGGCATTGCGTAAGGAGATTTGGCATAGACCTTAACGAGGCGTTAGATATAGTGAGGAATCATGATGAGTCATACTTGACCCCTTTTGAGATCGAAAAAAGAAAGGCTCTTGTTGCCGCTTTAGACAATCTTGTCGATTTCGCTACCGCAGAGGAGACACAAATGTACATGGACATGGAAGAACAAAATGACGATGATGACCCTGAGAGGATTTTCCACCTATACAATAATATATACGCTACAACGGAGAACAGGGATATAGACTATGCCTCATCCATAGCGGCGTGGTGGGTGAACCTGCCAGAGGAGACAACCTTAATGTATATGACACAAGGGGATGAGCGTGTACGTGATTCCCATCGTGCCCTGGAGGGGTTGAGTTTTCCGAAATCCTGTTTTCCCGAATGGTCGATCCCTCCTATTGATTGGCGATGTAGGTGTTACCTTGTAGAGTCCTTCACTAGACCTAATTACATGGATATTCAGGATATCGATTCCTTGATAGGTAACGCCGTAAATCCTATATTCAAGCGAAGCCTAGCGAAAGGTGGTCCCATATTTGGTGAAGACCATCCTTATTTTACGGTAGACAAGAGGTTTATACAGCCTATGAAGACCATATCATCCAATATTAAATCCAAATATAATATCGTATGAGTGAAAGTGCCGACATTACCTTCCAAGACACGTTAAATCAATGGAAGTTAGCACCCAGCAAGTTCGCCGCCAACTATTACAAAACAAAGATTGAGATAGGGGAAACTTATGTCAGGGAATTTAAAAAATCGTTTGACTTGAAAAAAATCCCCGGGACAGGAAGATATTGGAGAAACCGGAAACGAGATTATCCGCATCCGATATTGAATGAGACAGGAACCCTCAAAGAATCTATCACATATAGCCTTCTTGAGGGATCGGGGTTGCAAATATATACAGATGAGACTAAGTTCCCGGTAGGAAGGCGTAAGAGCGGAAGCAAGAGTTACGCAGCTTTTCATAACGCACCGGACGATACCTATCCACCTAATATACAACGTCAATTTATAGGCGATTCCCCATTGATCGAGCTTAAAGTATAAACCATATTATATAATCTTTTAAAAAGCATCATATGATCAAACGATATATATCAAATAGACAAATCGCAGAAGATACAGATGATACTCAAGACCCCATAGATCCTACGGACAACACGAATACGTTAGGCGATGTTTTTCAGGCCATAAAAAGAGCCATACTAACTGTCAAGGAGGAAGAAAATAACGATGACAGCCCTCCCCTATTCAAAACCGTGGCGATAGATACCGGTCAGTTCGAGAGGGTCATGAGTAAGGTAAATACCGAGTACGAGACAGCTTTCCCCGCTTGTTTTGTAAGATTCACGAACGTTCATTTTTTGGTGGCCCAGCAACGTATCGGGGAAGGTCGTGGTATCATTCGCATAAGATTTATCCTTAACAAACTGGATAACCAACATGTGAATTGGGAAACTTACCCATTTTATATAGCGGAAAGACTAAACAAGGCCATTCAGGATGCGAAAAAAGTAGAGGAAGCTCTTCAGGAACGATGTAACCTAATGTATTTTGACACGCCACAATCCACCAATATGCTTCAAGCTTACTGGCTTGATTACGAGATATATTTTAAAATAACATCGAGTTATAAATATGCGGATTGGATCAAGAAGAAAGTTATTACCCCTCCGTTCACCAACCATGACGATGTACCTAACGACAAACCTAACGTGGAAAGGCCCACATATGACGAATCATCAACATTCAACGATCTTATTGTCAACGCAAAGTCTATCCAGATAATGCCGAACAACAATAGGTTGGCCGTAGGCGAGCAGATGGTACTATCAGTGGTTTTCTTCCCAGACAATACCACTGATAAAAAGATAACATATGAGTCCCTTAATGACTCAATAGCTACCGTTAACACGAATGGGGTTGTTACCGGAATACAACCGGGGATGGTAAAAGTGGCTGTTGAGACCTCTAACGGGATAAGAGCATACAAGGATATTGTTGTGTATTTAAAACTAGGGTAATGAACAAAAAGACGAAACAATCAAGCAGCTGGTATTCAATAAATAAGGCACCCAATACCACAAATAAAGAAAACTGGTACACCATAAAGCCTGTATCTGTTCAACCTATGAGCGCTAGGCTCGTTAGTGTTCGAAACCTTGAGGAAAACGAAAAGTCAAACGAAATAATAAGACATACCGACGAGTTCATTGACGAGGCGAAGATCTACAACAGTATAACCAATGTCATAGTGGAGAACCAGCATCTCATTATCACGTTCTCAAGCGGACTCACGTTCGATTGCGGAGTCGTAAGTGGTGACTACCCTATATTAAGAAGTACCGAGAAGGGAATCGAGATGAAATATAATAGGGAACCAGACAGTGCCTTCAAGGTTATCGTGCCATCAGAATCGATAAAGATCAATTTTGACAAACTAACACAAGATCAAAAGGAGTTCTTGGCAATCAATACATGTAACTATTTAATAAAAAACATGACGATCGATGACAATGGTCATCTAATCGTAAATATCCAATAATCAAAAATATGGCAATAGTAGATTTAGGCAAAATCACATTCGTCAATAAAGGCGCATGGAACAAAGCGACAAACTATGAGATAAAAGATATTATATCATACAACGGAAGTTCTTGGGCAAGCTTGAAGAACGGAAACATCGGCAATGAGCCAAAAGAGGGCGTTAATTGGACATTAATGGTAAAATCCACGTACCAAGCCTGGCTTGAACAAGGAAACCAGGGAACCGAGGAGGAATTTCTTAACTCTATGGCTCATATCCAGGCTAATTGGGAACAAGCGGATAAGGGAGCCAAGGATTACATAAAAAATAAACCCGACAAGTTTGAACCCAAGGAACATAGTCATACAAAGGCACAAATCGTGGATTTCCCTACATCAATACCCGCAGATGGAGGAAATGCGGAAACAGTCAATGGGCATACCGTAGAATCTAATGTTCCTGCCAACGCTAAGTTTACCGATACGATTTATGACGATTCTGAGATCAAGCAACAAATAAAATCAACCCTTGAAGAATCCAAGCAATATACGAACGAGCAAATCGGTTGTATAGTAGGATTTGATACATCGATCGTACAAACCTTACCTAGTTCTGGTGTAAAGGGAATTATCTATCTTGTTCCTAAAGGTGATGGAAAAGATAAGAATATCCATGATGAATATATTTGGGTAAATGGAAAATTTGAGCTGATCGGAAATACATCCGTTGATTTGTCAAAATACAGCACAACCGAGCAAAACGACATCAAGTACGTAGCGAAAGTGCCAGGAAAACAGCTCAGCTCTAACGATTATACCACGGAAGAGAAAAATAAGCTAAGCGGTATCCAAGAAGGAGCAGAGGTTAATGTAAATCCTGACTGGGATGCTACATTTGGAAAATCAATGATCATCAACAAACCCACTATCCCTGTAGTTGATGTAAACAAGAAATATGTAGATGACAGCCTATTAAAGAAAGCTGACCTTATCAGCGGCAAGGTTCCATTATCCCAGTTGCCAGAGATTCCATCTCAGATAACCATTGACAGTGAGCTAAGCTCGACTAGCTTAAATCCTGTACAAAATAAGGTTATAAATGCAGCCTTAGAACACAAGGTTGACAAGGTAGCGGGAAAAGGGTTAAGTACTGAGGATTATACCACGGCTGAGAAAAACAAACTTAGAGATATAGCTCCTAACGCAGAAGCCAACGTCAACCCCGACTGGAATGCAACATCTGGTAAGTCACAAATCCTTAACAAGCCAACCATTCCAACAGTAGATGTAACAAAGGCTTATGTTGATAATGCGTTAACCACAAAAGCGGATCTTGTGAACGGAAAGGTCCCGTTATCCCAATTACCCGAGATCCCGTCTTCGATAACCATTGATAGCTCATTAAGCTCGACAAGTACGAATCCCGTACAAAACAAGGTTATAAATACAGCGTTGGGGAACAAGGTCGATAAGGTACCCGGAAAAGGATTAAGCGCTAATGATTATACTACAACCGAAAAAAATAAACTATCAAGAATTGAATAGATCGTAGACGAACCACCCCTAATAGAATATGAAGAGGATAGGATTAAATTTTCTACGCATCGAATATCCCCTAGTACTGGAGGGAGCACTAGCGGTTCATCTTATATTAATGGAGCAAGCTGCTCTAAACCTGGACTAATGACAGTCTCGGATAAAAATAAGTTAGATAGTATAGCTACAGGTGCAAACAAATACATTCACCCTACGACATCAGGTAATAAACATATCCCAGCAGGAGGAACGTCAGGCAATATACTTCGTTGGGGTTCCGATGGTACAGCCGTATGGGGAAAAGAGGTGATGTCAGAGAGCGATAAGAAAAAACTAGAGCAAGTAAAAATTATAGTTTCTTTCAGTCATACGTTCGAGAATCTTACGGAAACATCTACCGCAGATGATATTAAAGCAGAGTTTAAAAAAGTAAATTTTTCAGACATTGACGTATCGAGTGATGAGGGGTTAATGTATGTTCTTATCGCACATGGATTAGCTTATGGTGACGATCAATCCATAAATACCAATGATCAAATTTTTATCGGTAATAAATCATGTCTCGTAAACGGTAGTTATATAGAAGAGGGCACGAAAACGACAGCTACCTTAGAACTATCTTATATCCACAACCCAGGAAAACTTCGCACCACAATAATGACGGGTACAATAGATGAAACGAATACATATGCCTTTTCTTGCAAGGTTACGGAAAGCGGGGACGATGAGTATTATCTACCTTACGATCTTGCCACGATCACAAGCACAGAATCAAAGGAGAATATCTTGAGCAAACTTGGAGGGAGTGAAGGTGTGAAAAAGATTTCCGACGCAATAAATAAAGGAAAAAAAATCTTCATCGAAAGTTATGGTGTGGTTGGCAAAATCCCTGTGTCCTCTCTTAACTTTATTATTCAATCTTGGATATCATACGCTGTTCCCACAACAACAAATGAAGGTACAAACTTGATATATGTAAAAGTCTCTTCTAATCCGGAAGTGAAGATCGTTCATACCTACGGTTATAAGCTTCCCGTAGAATTTTTTGCGTTACAAAGTTCCTCCACCAGCGATGAGATCAGCACGACCATAGGCGGTGAAGAGGGATTGAAAAAAATCGTCAAGGCGGCCCAAGACGGGAATCGCTTTTGGATAGAAATAAACAAAGGTGATTTAGCATCCATTCAGCGTGTCGATCTGATGGTAGTCACCTGCTATAGGGACAATAGTGCCGGAGATATGTCTATCGGCTTTTTCGGGAAAATGGCGTACCTGTGGGGAGGTATGGGGGGAATCATTTTAATTTCATACATAAAATCATCCAATACCTTCACAATTGATATATTGGAAGCATAACCTTTCCCTCATTAAAAAACATCTATCGAAGAAAGGAAAAACAACTAGGGATATAAGAATCTTTTCTCTGGAACGACGGTGTATTTGTGGGGTGGTATAAGAGGAAGCATTATATCTATCCTATACAAAGCCCACCAACACTTTTGAGGTAGATACCTAATTCAGATACTAAGATCTCAAGTCTAAAAAAGAAATGTGCTCTCATTGTAAAATCCGAGGAAAGCACATTAATAAAGTTTATTTTTTCTCAGAATCATTCGAATCACTCCCTCTTTTCTTTATAGGTTAAGAAGAGAGGGAGTATCGTTGATTTTATTTTCCCAAAAGATAATTCTAACAGATTGGTATAATTTATTCGATAATCAATTCCCCTTCATTACTGTTGGGATAATACTTGCGTCCGGTAAGTCGGTTCCCAGCAACTTCTTCTGATTTGTCTACACCATTCAGAGCGCTTTTCAACGTTCCAGTAAAATTACACTTTCGAAGAGTCACCTTACCAGCGCTTGAGTTCATCCATACGCCAGCGATACCACCAATTTCCAATTGATCGCCAGCATCGTTGGCGTTGACCAGTGTTACATTTCCCGTACAAATGCAGTTTTCAAAAGTGTTTCCATAGTGAGCGATACCAGTAATGCCACCTACATCACAAGTCGATCCGGTTACGTTAATATTTGATTCAACATTGGAAATAATGATATTGCCTTCACCCATAAAGCCTATCACGCCTCCCACATAGGTACGGTAGGTTTCGCTTTCAGCCTTCACATAGCTGCCTTCGTTCACACGCACCGTCAGATTTTCCATGCCTTTATAAACATTCTTACCGAACATACCACCAACATAACTATAGCCTTCAACCTTCACGTCTCCTGCCAGCGTAATATTGGAATAAGAAGAAGTATAAGGTGTACCCGCAATAGCCCCAACATCTATACCAGCTTTAACGAACGCATTATAAAGAGTGAAGTTCATGACCTTTCCATCAGATGTAAACCCGAACAGCCCCATATCAGCATTCGAAGATGAATTATTCACCCCTCTCTCAATCTTTAGATTACTGATCGTATAACCGCAACCATCAAAAGTTCCTTGGAAAGCTTTATCTTTTCTTCCAATCGGTGTCCACTCCTCACTCTTCAAATCAATATCATTAGATAACTTAATCTGCATACCAGAGAAAGTCGTGCCACCATTAACTTCAGTGGCGAGAGCACGCAACTGTTCCACCGTAGAGATGAAATAGATAATCGTACCCTTATAACCGGACCCTTTTGCAACTTTCACCGCTAAATCTCCATAGATCTCCACGTTACCTCTATTAACAGTAAGATTCTCTACCTTGACTCCTTCGGGAATGATCAAGGTATTATCGGCAGTTGTAGCAGTCACCGTCGTGTAGCTTTCGCCGTTCAATGTCACCGTTGAGTTCGGAAGGTTAATTGTCAGATTACTCGTTGTCGGAGCGGTGATAGTAACTTCCTTCGGGGCAGATTGAACCTCTTGAGTATCTTCTTCAATCGTGATCGCAGCCGTCGTCGCCGGGATGGAGATAGAGACTGCTGTCTCGTTGTCTTGCTCGAATACCTTCGGGATCGTGATGGTAGCATCCTTTTTCGGAGCCTCAGTTACGATCACCTCGGTAGCTCCACTTTGGATCGCCTCGTCCACTTGATCTACCGTGGTTACCTGTTTGGTCTTTACCTCCTGATTATGACTTCCATCATAATCAGGTACAATCGTAACATTGAAATTGCCAGTGGCGGTAAGAAGGCTACCGTAGATATTGGTACGGTAGTTCCATTGAACCGGAACATTCTCCACCTTCAGTCCCTCCCCGTTGATATCCTTAATCTTTAAGGTAGCGGAGTTCAACATGGCTTGATCTTTTCCGGCATTCGGGTTCTCTCCCTCGGCGGGCACCAAGAAATAGGCCGTACCCAAGTAGTTATACGTTTTCGCGTCGGGAGCGGAACCCATCGTGACCGTCTCCGATAACGCAGGAATCGCCGCTTCGCCAAAAATCACCTCTGCCTCCGTGAAACCACCCACCGTGTTGGTGAAGGGGTTCAAGGTAGTAGCCACCTTGGAGAGGGTGATGGAAGAGTGCGTGTTCTCGTCAATGGTCAGCCCGTTTTTACCTGCGTCAGCGATATCGTCCGTAAGGAAGTTGATCTGAGCGAAGGGACGTTTTAATGTCACGTTCTCCTCAAAAGAAGCCTCGACCGCCTTATTTTTTACTACACCAAGGAAAGCGTCACGACTCTCATCGTTGGCCTTTGCATCATTATAGTCAACGGTGATGGTCTTACCATCAACTCCAAACGAATAAGGGCTATTCTCCTTATTAACGCTTGCCCAGAAGAGAAAACTATAAGTCTTACCCTTCACAAGATTAATAGAGACAGATTTTTTTTTCTCATTAAGCTCTACCGTCTTGTCTAATTCACTCAGATAGGTTCCGTTCTCATCGAACACATGGACGGTCAAATTCTTCGCCGTCGTTCCATCGCTAATCGCCTTGTTCTGCATACCGCCGGACAGCTCGACGTTGAAGGAGACCAGCGCCTCGTTGCCATTTCCTTGCGACAGCTCGTCATCGCTGGAACAGGCCGATAACAGCAACAATGCCATTGCCGCCATCATTGAATAAAAACATCGTTTCATTCGCTTAGTCGTTTTAAATTAATTAATATTGTTATTTAATCTCTATGTCAAATTTTCCATCGAAAGAGGAATCGATCTGCACGTTACCAGAAGATCGTGTGGTGAGAAAATTACCCCTAACCGTGGTGAGTCTGCCTCTTTGGAGCGGCACCTTGATACCATCGATACCGGAGAGTCGCTTGCCGTTCTCATCATGACAAGCCACGGTTACGCTCACGCCAGCGTCACCCTCTCCCACTATCACGTAGTCGAAACCCATAATGGCCTCACCATCCTTTATATCAGTCAAGACCGAGGGGAACGACACTCCTGTTCGCACATCCACCGGTCGATCCGTGTGCATATTGTATGTAGAGGGCATGAAACCATCATACAAGAATACGATCCGGAACTTGGTCATATCAATCGCATCCTTCAACTCATCCTTCCCTGGGATGGCATTTTGCAAGATAGACCTCAAATAATACTCCTTGAACTCCTCAACATCCGTGGTCACGAAACGGAATTTCGCCAATGGACGGCACATGCTGACCGTTAGTTTCTGACGACCTCCATCTGTGCTTGTATATAATCCTGTCTCTAAAACACCCCGAAAAGCATCTCGAAAATCATTGTTCCCCGCATGTTCACCCCGTAACTCGATCGAGGCGAAATCCTCCGTATCATAAAAAAGATCGCTCTTGCCGCCTGGCTCAACGAAGTCTGTCCACGCCATAAAACGATAATCACCCTCTGGCAAATCAAGGGTCATTCGATACCCCAAGGACTCTATCTCCGCATGACTAAACGAGAGCGTTTGACAAGGGATGGTCTCGAAAAGACTATCGACCCCCATCCGAAAAACACGAACTTGGTAACGGGTCTCATATGAAGGCAAATCCGCGGCCCGAGTCGCACCGACAACGATAGTTTTATAATCTGGAAGCTCTGCCCGATCTGAGGTGAAATCCAACCGAAGCTCTACCGATACATGATCCGGTTTTGGAGGTTCCGAAGTTTCATCCGGCCACTCATGCACGTCACAAGCGAACAAGAATAGGGATAGGAGGATCATAAAAAAAGGATATATGGAAAAAAGTCTCATGACTCACCTCCTCTCCCAAATGTATAAGTAATTGAAATATTTACCTGATCGATTCCGAAAAAGGTCTTCTGGCGGCTTTCCACCAAGGCTCCGTTCGACTCGTTTCGAAACTTGTCATAATGCAAGCGATAACATCCAGCACCCAACGAGAACTCCATCCCCCAGCGACGGGCCGCTCCGATCGGCATCCGGTATCCCACCGATACCCCACCTCCCAAAGCAGGTGTAGAGCCGTCCTTATCTTGATAGCGCCATCGCCTGTTATAGGCGAAATTCCATGATGCCACCCCCAGATGTACGCCACCGAAACATCCTTTCAATAAGGGGGTCCAGTAACGAAACTCTGGTTGCGTACCCAAGATACGAAACTTCGTATGTGACGAAAAATAATTGGTACCAGAGTAATAAAAGGGGATATGCAAGGAAAAACGATCACCGAATCCCAATTCTACCCCGGCGTTAGCGATCAGCATACCCAACGCCATGGCGTTAGTCTTCACCGTAACGGATATCTTATTATCCGAAAGAGAGTCCTTTCCTAAGGGCATGCCTTGAGCATGAGCTAAAGTCATCGACAAGCAGGTTAGTAAAAAATATACAAAAATTTTTTTCATCCCAACATATTTTATCACCTTCCATTTCTCCGATTCATTCTATCTAAGATGGAACAGAAAAATATTCTCCAAACATATTGTAGATTGCAAAAATACAAATTAACACTTTTACCCCCCCCCACGTTTTAACAAAAGTTAACCAACTTTTATTATCAACTGTTTCCAAACATGATCTATACGCCCAAAAAGAAGATACGGGAAGATCAAAAAACATAATTCTTATACCCTATCTATTCTTTTGTAAAATGACGTAAAAACAAAACCAATGAACACATCTAAATTTAAGTATGTAGTTGGAGAAGCGAAAGAGAACGAGGTTTGTGACATCCGATTGTTTTGTGATATCGATGAATATACCGCAAATTCATTCAATTCGGAATTTTTATGGGTTGAGAGTTATATCAAACCAAGTAAGATCAGGGTCTTAATCAACAGCTCTGGTGGTTCCGTGCTTTATGGTATGAGTATCTTCTCTGTAATTCGTAACTCCTCTATACCGACGGAATGTATAAATGAAGGCTTGGCCGCCTCCATGGGATCTATTGTCTGGGCCGCTGGAGACAAATCGTTAATGAGGGACTACGCTATCCTTATGATCCATAATCCCTTCGACTCAACGGAGGATAACAAAGACACAGAAGGGGAGCCAGACTACGTAAAAGCGTTCAGGCAACAGATAGAGATGATCTACATGAAACGATGGGGATTTAACAAGACCAAGGTAAAAGAACTCATGTCTGGCAAAGAAGGTACCGATGGTACTTTTTTTACAGCTGAAGAGGCGGTAAAAGCTGGTATCATCCCAGTTGAGAACGTACTAAAGACCTCGAAACAAAAAATCGAGAAAGTCAAGAACACAATAGAGGGTATTACGGACAACCACCTTCTCAAGGACACCATAACCTCTATATGTGGGGAGCTATCGTCAAATGGATCTGATAACAAGGAAAATAAACATTCTATCAATGATGTCTCTAATCTTAATAAAAACAAACAAGAACCTACGGAAGTAGAGAACAAAACCAAAACAAACAATATGGATACAGGACAAACTATCGATTTTAATTTTGGTGCTGTCGTAGCTTCGCTTGGTTTCAAGGAAAAAGTCGAGGTTCCACAGGTCATGGCTCGGATCACCGAGCTGGTCAACGTAGAGAACAAGCTCAACGAGGCCAACCAGACCATTGACTCCTTGAAGATCGAGAAAGCCGGTGAGGTCACCAAAAATCAAAACTTAACGAAAGAGCTGGAAAACGTAAAAGCGGAACTACAAGCTTACAAGGATGCCGAGAAAAAGGCTATGAGCCAAAAGATCGAGTCTATGGTTCAAGACGCAATCAACGCTGGCAAAATCGAGGATTCCGCTAAGCAGAATTGGATCGATATGGCAACGAAGAATTTCGATTTGGCTAAAGCGACGTTAGATTCTATCCCAGCCAGAGACAAGATCTCCACTGAGATCGAGAACGACAAGGACAACGTGGAGAAAGTGAAAGATAGCGTGCAAACAGTAGAAGCTCAAATGGCTAAACAAGTCGAGGCTGTTGTTGGTAAGGATTTCACTTTCGGATCGCTTAAGTAATAATAACCAAAACCTTAACAATTAATTTATGGCAAGTGTAAGTTTTGCTCAAAACACATATGCGGGTGAGGTCCTAGAGGATTTATTGACCTACACCGCACAAGGTAACGATACCTATAAAGAAGGGTTGATTCATATCAAGAGCGGTATCCAGTACAAATACACCCTTCCATCCGTAAGCTTGGGTGACATCATCCAAGACAACAAGCCTACGCCGACAAGCCCTACGGATTCCAAAGGAACATATACGTTCCGTGAACGTTATCTGGAACCGAAGGATTTCATGGTCTACCTAGAGTTCAATCCCCGTGACTTCGAGAAATACTGGAAGTTCGCTCAACCGGATGGTAATCTGGTATTCCGTGAGCTTGACCCGAAAGTACAGGCGACGATGTTGCGATTGTTGATGGACAAGAAGAACGCTTTCATCGGAGACGCTATTTGGCAATCAGTTAAGGATGGAACGTCTGGCGCAGATGGTACATTCACAAAACCTGAAAACGGAATTGAGCTTGGTTCCGGTTCTTATAAGTATTTTGATGGGGCGATTTATCGCATATTAAAGAACTTAAAGGAGAACGTGAGCGGCGAGACCGTAATTAACGCTGGTGACACAGAGTTGAAGACTGGCGAGAACATAGAATCCGCCATGTACACGATGTGGCAAAAATGCCCTTACCAAATCAGAAAGAACAATTTAGTTTATATCATGGACTGGGGCTATTGGGACTTGTATGATCAATACGTGACCTCAAAGCAATTCAAGTACAATGACAATACCCAAGTCAACAAATACATGTTCAAGGGCAAAAGAATCGTTCCTATCGTCGGAATCCCGGAGAGCACGATCGTTCTTGGTAATTTCAGTACAGGAATGGACTCTAACTTGTGGATGGGTGTCGATTATGCTAACGATACGGAGGTATTGAAGATCGACAGATTACAAGCCAACTCCGAGTTATACTTCTTCCAGATGAAAATGAAGATGGACGTTAATATCGTTCGTCCAGCAGAGATTGTCGTTTGGACAGCTTACAAATTAACTTAAAAAAATAACCCAATAATCATAAAGAAGGGGCGAGGCCAAGCCTCGCTCCTTTTTTTATACACATAAATATGGCAAGAATCAAGAAAGAAACAGAGTCACCCATTGAGGAGCTTATCAACGAACCTGTAGAGGAACAAGGTAACGAACTTGTCACTCCAGCACCTCAAGTTATTCCCGACAACATTGACAGGATATTGAAGATGTATCCTGGATATGAGAAACCTTATATAGACAGCAAGGGCGAGGCTTATACAAGCCAACAACCAAACGCTCACTTATACGAAAACCCCTATTATAACAAGTAAGACATGGCAATAGGAACAGTATCTTTCATCAGAAAAGATGGCAATCTCACGCCAACCTCTGTTGGCAACGATCATATCAGCGGATTGATATTCAACCTACCAGTCGAAACCCAGATGCCACCCAGCATAAAGATCGGTGACGTGATCCAGTTATTTTCCGTTAATGAGGCGATTGGATTAGGTATCACTGAATTTGAGCAAGAAAAAAACAACTTCTTTTACGGTATCCCTTATTTTCACATCTCGGAGTTCTTCCGTATGAAACCGGATGGATCGTTGTACGTGATGTTCGCCGATTGTTCTAAGAACTGGAACGCTATCAAGACCATCCAATCCGTAGCGAATGGAGACATCAAGCAACTGGGGGTATGGACATCTCAAAACATTTGGTCCACAGCGTCCAGCTCAGAGGATGACTATTCGCTCAACCTTGTTTCCGATATCAATACGGTAGCGGAGGAATTAGCTAACGAGCATCGCCCGTTATCAGTATTGTTAACGGGTAACGCCTCTTCAGCAGACTCCACCGGGGCAGTCAAAACCATCGACCTAAAAAAGATCCCGTCCTGCATAGGCGATTTCCCGCGCGTGACAGCGTTGTTAGGTCAAGGTAGATCGGATTTGTTAAGACAGATGCAAATCGCTAATCCGAAACATTCCTCTATCGGTTGCGTTGGTGTCGCGTTAGGTTGCGTAGCCGAAGCAAAGGTTTGCGAGTCTATCGCTTGGGTTAACCAATTCAACCTAACCTCCAAACATATGAGCGATATCGAGTTCGGCTTTGGCAATATCGAGCTAAATGACACAGGAGATGATTTTATCAGCATGCTACAATTTGAAGCGTTATCCCCAGCCCAAATCGACGAGATAGAGGAAAAAGGGTATGTTTTCCCGATCAAATACGCAGGGAGAGCGAACGGCACCTATTTCTCCAAGGACAGGACTTGCTCAGATAGCGATTATAGGACTATCGCCAGAAACAGGACCATAGACAAATCAAGACGTGCGATCAGAAACGCTCTCCTTCCTTACTTAAACTCACCGGTATTGGTAAATCCAAAGACAGGATATCTAGCAGAGATAGAGATAAAAAAATACCAGAATGTTGTCAAGAACATCCTAAGCACGATGGAAGGCAATAGCGAGATCTCTGGATACAGCGTGTTAGTCTCCTCCAACCAGAACATTCTATTGACTGACACCTTAAAAATAATATACGCAATCGTTCCAGTCGGCGTGACATCGAAAATCATTGTTGAGGAAGGATTCGCTTTAACTAACGCTTAAAAACAACAAATATGGCAGATAGTACAACACCGCTTATTAATGGGCGTGCTTATGACTGGTCCATGATCGAGATCTATTTCGGGTTCGCCTCATCGTCCGAGGCGATTTACGGAATCAAGGCAGTCAAATGGGAACGGAAAAGAAAGGTTGAGTCTAATTACGGTATAGGTTCACAACCCATCTCACGAGGTTATGGAAACTGGACGTACACGGCTTCTATCGAGCTTGATTACGCCACCCAGGTGATGTTCCAAGAGGCTTCTCCGGATGGTACGTTGATGGGACTTGGAGAGTTCGACTTGATCGTTCATTTCGCTCATCCAGATGACGGACGAACCGTGACCACCCCTTACAGAAATGTATCTTCTCCGAGGATGGAATGGAAGCGAAACAAGATGATACCGATCTTTCCAAGGAGTTCGATCTTAATCCGGGAGGAATCGATACATTAACCACATAAAACATTTATAAGCCAAAGGGCCGTGTGAAAAATAACACATGGCCCTTTTTTACATTAAACAATTCCATCACTGACCTTCTATTCTTTCATAAACAACAAAAAAGACAATTTTATGGAAACAGAAGAAAGCAAAGAGCTTACATTAGCTCAAGAAGAAACTATCAAGAAAACCTTAGAGGAAATCAGAAAACAAGATCCCAAGAAAAACAAAAGAGTCTACCCTATCGTGGTGTTCGGCGACGAATACGATGACAAGGATGTGTATATCGCTTATTTCAGAGAGCCGGATTTCATCGCGTTCAGTAAGTTCGTACAATTGCAAAAGAAAGACGAAATCGCAGCTGTCCGATCATTGGCGCATGACACGTTTATCCAAGGAGATAAGGAACTGGTGGATGATGATTCCTTGTTCTTGTATGGCCTGTCCACAAAACTGGTCAATATCATTGGTTCCCGCCAAGCCAAGGTCGCAAATTTCTCGATCGCTGGCAAGTAAGGGATGACGAGTGGCTAAGGCAACATATAGCCCTTGTCCGTCATTACTTTCCCAGCGTAGAACTATCCACTATTTCAGATGAAGATTTCGCATTGATCGCCAACGATGCTTTGTGGTTGCATAAGCAAGTCTTAACCACATCATCTGTTAGGCTTTTTTCTTAACTACTTTATATACCCCTCTCTAAACCCCTGCCGACATGATGTCAGTAGGGGTTTTCTTTTTTAATCAAGTCTTTACGCTTCAAGCTATTCTTTATTAAGTAAACAATAACCAAAGCCTATAACATGGATTACAACGTCAGGTACAACATAGACATCAACGGGGCACAAGCTTCTAAAAGTATCAGTGATTTCCAAAACACGATACAGAAAACCATCCCTCCCATCATATCAAGTTTAGAAACCTTGAGAAAGGAACTGGGAAAGATCAACTCCGCTTTCGTCAATTTTAACAGGATCATTGGCACCAAACCCAAGAAGATAAAATATACTATTGACGGTAGTATAAAAAAAGAGCTAAAATCCCTTCAATCCCAGATCAATGCTATAAAAGGGAAAACTGTCACCATCAACACAAAAATCAATCAAACGACCAGCACCACGACAGGATCAATAATCTCTACCCCGAGAGGGAATAGTAGGGATTATGTCCCTAAAAATGGTAATAACAGGGTCGCCCGTGGTTTTGGGAACGGAGCGAGGGGATTGTTCGGAATGGCTGACGTAATGTATGCCGCTGGTTTCCCGTTCCCTAACATGATCGGAGCAGCCGCTATAGGTATGGGGGCCATGAGCATCACGAAAGATGCTGCCGAGTATGAGAATATCATGACAACCGTACGGAGTATCCTGAAAGCCACGGATAACGCTATCACCACGTTTAACCAGAGATTTTCCGATATGTCAAGGAATATCCGCAAGGTTGGTGTCGATACCAAGTTTACCACCACGGAAGTAGCTGGGGCGGCCAAATACCTTGGTATGGCGGGTTTGAATATTGAGGATATCAACAACTCTATAAAACCTATCGCCAACCTCGCTATTATCGGCGACGCTCCTCTTGACAGGATGGCAGATATCGTGACTAACATCCAGACAGCCTACGGGTTGGATAGCTCTAAAATGCCACAGATAGCGGATGTCCTCACGAGTATCACCACCAGCACGAATACCAATGTATTGGAAATGGGCGAAGCCATGAAATTTGCGGCCCCTATGATGAGTATGGCTAAGATATCCTTCAACGAGGCTACGGCTGCTATTGGCGCACTAGCAAACGCTGGATTGAAAGGTACGGTAGCGGGTACAGCGTTACGGGCAATGATGACAAGATTATTGAATCCTACAAAAAAGGAACCGAGGTCTTGAAAAAATATAATATCCAATTATATGAGTTAGATAAAGCAACAGGAAAAACCAAGTTAAAGTCATTGTTCGATATCTTCTCACAACTCAAAGCTAACGATGCCAGTATACAGGACCTGACCAGGCTATTCGATAAGATCGGAGGAAACGCAGCCAACAACGTGTTCGCCGAGTTGATGAAACTCCCAGAATTGATACAAAACTCTGTCTATGCCGCCGGCCTATCGGATCGTATCGCATCTGAGAAGCAAGAAACGATCAAGGGTAAATGGGATAAAGTCACGTCACAATTCACGGAGACTGGGATGAACGTGTTCGAGGCTTACAGTCCCGTTATCAAGGAAGGGCTGGATAATTTGGTCTTATTGTTACAACAATCTGGTACAGCCAAGATGCTCAAGGATATAGCATCAGGATTGATCGCAATAACAGAAGGCTTGATCAATGTGTCCACATGGGTATCAAAAAACTGGTATTGGCTGGAACATTTTGTAGTTGGAGGCGTATTATTAAAGAAGATATCAAATATAGTAGCCTACATAACCTCCATGACAAAAGGTCTTCTTGATACCGCCAAGGCAACTGGGGTATTAACAACCGCCATAAGCGGAGGATCAGGAGCGACCGCTGGAGGTGGTTTGTTAGTGGCTATCGGGGGGAAAACC